CGGATTCTGCAACAAATTTCTGCTGAGAGAGTGTGCTTATTCCTAAGGTTGCCATTTGGGACTGTAATTCTTGTATTTCTGCTGCTTGAGCTTCAAATGCACTAGCGGCTGGCTCTACATAATAGATTTTGTTGCCTGGTTGGGTTGCCATTGCATAATTGACACTGATTGCTGTGTCTTTTGTCTGATCATCCCACCCTTCCATTACCAATAAAGGCTGTGAAGCAACGTGCAAACTATGGATTAAATCAGCTTGACGTTGAAAATGAGCCAAATTTAAGTACGCAATATCTAATAACGGTGGTTTACTTGTCATCGTGTCTGTTTTTCCTGCATAAACAGTTACTAACGGTATTTCACCTAACGAAAACTCACCTGATTCGACCAATTCATAATCTTTTTCATTAGCAGGAGAGTCAAAATTACCCGCAAAACTTTCATCTTGCGTGTACATATCTTTTGTTGTCTCTTTTTTCCTGAAAATCTTGTATTGACCTGGCTCAATCACTCTAATTTGATCAAAAACTTTCTCTCCAAAGTCTCCTTCAGGAACAACAGCCTGTTCTGCAATTCTTACTTGTATCAATTTTCCATAATTAACCTCTCTATCTAGCCTCCAACCATAGACATTTGCTGGATCGACTTCAATCCAATATGGCCTACGGTTTTGGTTTCTTTCTTCTGCAAGACTTCTTGCTCCTGTAGGGGCAGGAAAATCTACAAGAGTATTGCTATGGCCATAAGTTAGAGCACAAATTAATAATCTTCTTGCATATTCGTCTAAATCCGATCCACAACCATCAACATCCTTTACAAAAACATCAGTCCAATAGGGATCACCAATAACGGTTATTGGTTTACGAAGAATCAAGCCTGTCGCAGCTCTAACTAATCTTTGTGTGTAAGGAGAAAATACAGCACGATTAACTCTTGATAAGTATGCGTCGTAATCTTCTCTTGGTTCTAAGGGTAAAAACGCTTCAGAGTTATCTCGTAAATATTCGGTTCCATAAGTAACGGCTTTCATTATTTCCCACGATTTTGTCATATCTAAAACAGCTCGTGTCTTAGAAAATGGATTATCACCCCCACCTAAATAGGTTTGGCTAACAACATTAGTACGAATTGCCCCTGGGACTGAGTATGTCATCTAACTTTTAAGGCTCTCAACATTGCATACAGTCTAAACGGTCTTTCCTCGTTTACTTTTTCTTTGTAGAACTCTTTTTCTTAGTTGTAGACTTTTTGCCTTTTCTTACTTTGGCTAGGTAGCCCTCGCATCTTTTCGTTCCAGCAGATTTTTTCATTGTTTTTAATAGATTCTATACCCAGTTTGACCTAAAGTTTCGGGTTTCGCTAAGTTAAATTGTTGGAGACATAAATAGCCGAAAGCGTCGAAAGCGTGATCAACACCAAGATTTTTATTCGGTAGTCCTGTGTTCGGAGCATAAGTCAAAGTTCGTAAAGATTTAATGAGTTGTTTGCATCGAGGGTGGATATAAGTCCTTCTTATACCTGATGCGTCGTATAGGGCGGTATTGACTGCGGTTATTTTGTCTCGGATTTTCCACGGGGCTTTTGGAGAGGAGACGTTGAAACCGCTTCTTCGGAGGATGCTGTGGTCTGTTGCTCCAACTCCTGCTGTTTTTCTGGCTCCTCCAGTTGGGTCGGGGCAAGCAACTATTCTACGGTCTACGCCGTATCTGCGGATTACTTCTTCTGCGAAATCCCAGGTTGTTGCGCCTCCAGTCATAATTATTTCGTCAAAAACGTAGAGTTTGTCTTCGTCTTTTACGGCACAGATTCCTGACATTGGGTCTACGTTGAAATCGACTCCTAGAAGGATGGGCATTATGGATATGTCCTTGGCTTTTGTGGAGATATTTTCATCGGAGAATGAGACTGCGACGAGACCCGTGAGATTCTCGAAGCTGGCCTCAAATTCTTGGCGAAATGTGCGGGTGTCTAGTTGAGCACGGGCAGCTTGGACTTCTTCTGCTGGTACGTTTCCCCCTTCTATTGTAGTAAAACTCCAGCGATTCCACTCGCCTGTTGCGTCATCTGGGACGTAGCACCATAGGTCGTAAAACCAACTTGCTGTGCCGTCGGGTGTGGAAATGAATAATGCCCAACCTTGTTTGTCGGCTAGGGCGGGTCGGATTACTTGGAACCAGACCTCGGAATCCATGAAGGCGGCCTCGTCTAGAACTACACCTGCGAGGCTTCGGCCACGGAGAGCCATTGCGTTTTCAGTTCCCTTTAGCTCGATTGTGGAATCGTTGATGAGTTCTATTTTTAGGTCGGTTTCGTTCTTGGATTTGACCCATTCTTTTGGGACTAGCTTTTTTATTTCTTTCCAGGCGATGTCTTTTGCCATGCGGTAGGTCGGGGCACAGTAAAAGTAAGTTTCTCCTGGTCTGGCTATTGCTGCTTTTAGGAGTTCGATGCAGGAGAGATAAGATTTCCCGAAGCGGCGGCCAGCAACTAGAACTCTGAATCGCTTTTGATTGTTAAAAACCTCGCCTTGTGCCCAACGTAAAGATAGTGGTTGTGTTTTTACTGCCATGTACTACATATTAGTCATCTTTTGTACCCTTCCCCCTGTGTTTATCGACTATTTATCATTTTGGAGGTTAGTATCGTTTTAGTTGTATGTGTTTCTGCCCGTGGCTGAAGCTATTTTAGGAAGCGTCGGTGATGCTTTCGTTCCAGATGATTCAGGGATTGTTAAGAAGAAGAAAAATCCTGGGAGGTCTGCGGCGTTGGTTGTGAAGGCTAGGCAGCACAGGCTTTATAAGAGGCAGTTGGAGGGTTTGACTGTGAGGCAGTTGGTTTTGGATCATGCTGCGAAGGAGGGAGTTTGTGAACAGACTGCTTGGTTTGATTGGAGGCAGGTTAATGCGTGGAATGATGAGGATTGGCAGAAGGATAGGGAGAATATGATTGCGAGGTTGCAGAGTATGAGGGTTAAGTTGTTTGAGAAGGCTGTGAGGAAGGGGCAGCTTCAGACTGCGGCTCAGATTTTGGATTCTCTTGGGAAGGTTGTTGGGGAAAGTGTGGAGACTGTGAATATTAACGCTCCAGAGCTTGCGATTCGTGTTGAAGCGAAGCCAGTCGAGTGAGGGGGTTGCTGGATTGGGTGGGTAGTTTCTTTGTTTATCGCTCTCCTAAACCAGGGCAGGGATACTACAATTTGTTACTACAATTAACCTCTAAGAAGCTGCAGGTGCTTGCGGGAACTAGGACTCACTATTCGAAAAAGAAATTAGTTGCGATGATTATTGACAATGACAAGCCATTAGTGTAGTATAAGTAAGTACTACAGAAGAGCTTATTTTTACATGTATCAGTAGGTTCCCTGTAGCCCTCCCAAATTTTTATTATTTTGCTACTACTCCCCCCTAATGATTGACAGACAATAAAAAACCCTCACCGATTGGCGAGGGTAATTATTGAAGATTGTGAACTTATGCAGTTCTAATTTGGAAAGAAATTTGAGAATAGATTTTCTTCATATCTTTCCAGGTTGAGCGAGTAAATCTTTTTGTGTCAGATTTTGCTCTCTCGGTTGCGAGTTGGTTTGCTCTGTTCAAAACGTCTGACCAATCTTGAAGAGATTGAGATTTAACTTTATCTTGAAGTTGAGCAGCCTTGCCACTTAGTTGATCTTTATCAGCTTGTAGCTGGTAGATCTGAGCCAATAACACATCCTTAGTTAATCTCTTTGCCTTAACAAAATTTGTATCTGTAGGAGACAAAGAAGAGAGACGAGGGAAAGAAGTCATTTTATTTGATAAGGAGTTGAAAAATTTTTCTCCTTAATTACTATTGTACTACAATACAATCAATAAACAACATATCAATTGTTAAGAAATTATTAAGATTATTGTAGTACATTAATTACATCAAAATGTAAAAAATTAATTTGCTATTTTTAAAAAATTACCTGTAGTATTTTAGTAAATTATTAAAATTTCAAAAGTTAGCCCGAATAATCAGCGAAAGACGAGCCAGAAAATGAACGCTTAAGAGCTGATACAGGTTAAAAGAGAAAAAGCAGATTCACCATTAAAGGCCAAAAAGCAAAATAAAAAATCAGCATTAAAGGCCAAAAAAGAAAAAAGACCGCACATTAAAGGCGGCCTATGAATCGCAAATTAAATCTCTTGAGTGATCCTTGTTAAGTCTTCTTGTGTAAGTTTGTCGTCCCATTTTGCTTGGAGTGTTTCGGATTCTCCGAGTAACTCCTCACCCAAAATGTAAACCAACATGTTTACAACTTTTTCAGAATCACTTAAGTCTGTATTCACCTCCCCAAAATTGTCTGTTTCGTATTGGTGAATTTTTCCCACGGCTGCGAGTGTTTCATCTCCTAGCCATTTTTTAGCTCTTTCCGTACCAATCAAAAAGTAATCAGTATTAAAGAGTTCATGGTGAAGCTCTGAACCTTCAACATCTAAACCGACTGAATCTTGCAAATTGCAGATTGTCGTTGTTCTGATGTCTTCGATTTGATCAGAAAAATTAATCATGCTTTTGTGTAGCTGTTTGATTAATACTACAATACCATAAACAAAAAGACTTTGCAAATAATTCTTTTCTCACATTCTCACTGAGAAAAATTATTGTGCTTTTCTCATTTTGTGATATTCTAATAGATGTAAACCTCATCTAGTCCACCCATGACAGACAGAGACTTTCAAAAAATCTTGGAAACGCTCCAGGTATTAGATACAGATTCCATAAGCCTGTATCAAAGAATTTTAGAAATGAGCGAAACAGCTCTACAAAGTGAGACCGCAAACATCTCATTTATGAAAGAACAAAAAAGACTGAATGAACTTTTTATGGATTCTTTCAAAACTCAAGAAAACAACAACAAGATCATTTTTGAAACGCTCCAGCAAATTCTAAGCAAGTTAGGAGAGTCTAAAAAATGAGATACCGACCAAACGCTCCAGTAGTTTCTCAGATTAAACATGCCGTCGATTGTGGTTACACAATCCACTGGGCTAATGAAAGCTACAAAGTAGTTAAGGATTCACTAGGACAATATCTGATTAAACATGAATCAGGTCATTGCATAGGCTTAACTCACAAAGACGGAAAAACCCTAAACGGTAAAGACTGGCAATTTTTTAGGGCAGATTTGCCGAGGTGGTATTCGTGAATAAAGAAGACTCTCTTTCATTTATTAGAAGTGAATTAACAAAGACACTTCTAGAAGATCAAAAAAGACTATCAAAAGAGGAAATACTAGAAATAGTAATTTCCTCCGGTCGCTCTAAAGCTTCAGCCTATAGAGATTGGACAGAAGTTGAA